CCATTCGGAGATGGCAATGACCTTTACGCCCTCGCAAATCTTGGTTTTCGACCGCAAAGGGACCCCCAGCCGCCATTCCTTGAATCAGATACGCGGACTTATATTAAGACATCAAGTCGGTGGGTGATACTTTTATGACATTTGAGATGCTTATAAGCTGCGGAGCGTCGATATAGTCTCCTGGATCAAATGACACTTACAATCAATAATTGTACATATATATCGACGTTTTTGAGAACCAATATACGCATTTTCAATGTTCATTACACGCATTTATTTTATATTAATGTTGTTATGAGTTCGGGCTTCAATCCTAGAACAACGATCGAAAACACTATCAACATGTGAGCCGTGACTGCAAACTTTGCAGCTCTTGAGTCTGCCACAATATCTCCAAAACCTGTTGTTGTGTGCGTGGCTGCCGAGACATATATCGCATCCATCCACGAGACATTTTCTTTGGATCCATCTCCGCGTTTGAAATTGTTTGCGAATCCACCTGGGAAAAATTTGTATAATGTGGCAAATAAAAGCAAAATGGCAAAGTGAACTAGGAGGATTGACATTTATAATACATAACATAATAATTTAACGAAAAAAATGTTTATTTTTGGTAGAAAATGAGAATTCTTGCAGAAAAAAAGGGTCTGATTTACAAGATCAGATTTTTAAACGGAAAAGTGTACATCGGGCAGACAAATAGAAACATATTCTCACGCGGTGCAGAACATCTACGACAATCATCAGGTTGTATAAAATTGAAGAATGCGTTCAACAAATACGGGCACGAAGAATGTACGATGGAAATCCTGAAGGACAACATCCCGGTCGAATACCTTGATTTCTTCGAGAACAAATATATCGACCAATATGATTCCATCAACAATGGGTATAATATAAAGTACAACATTGCTCCAAAAATACCATTGGATCAGGATTTGGAACCATATGTACCTGTTACTCCCAAGGTAAACATTTTTGCACAATTTGCCAACAAAGAATACACTCAAAAAAAAAAGAAGATCGAGTGTTTGATTCCAAAAACTCCAAAGAAGAAGATAGATCCACGTCCATGGCTTCGTCTCCCATCAAAGTGAAGTTTGTCGATATTATTTTATATCGACAAAATATCAACTTTACTTATTTGGTTATTACATATGAAAATGTTTGAACACATCGTGAACTACTTCAAAAGGACGTCAACGGTGACGCGTGAAGAGATGGTTTTTTTCATACTGCGTTGATATATCGACAAAATAACATCTTATACCCAGTTAACATCGTTCATTACAAATGAACATCCCCTGGAAAGTCCATCAAAACGCAATGATGGCGGGAGGAATTGCGTGCGGTGTGGATGTCGCACTTCAGTGGATGAAAAGTAAACGGGTTGATTTCAAACGAACCGCACGCATCGTATCTTTTTCTGCATTAAGCACATACCCACAAACACGTTACTTCAATGCCATTGATCGTATTTTTTACAAGAAAACCTTGCTCTCGGTCGTCAACAAGACACTCACCAATCAATTTGTCTTTGCTCCGATAAATTTGTCTTGTGCTATTGCCTGGAACCTTGGTTTTCAACAAAAAACACATCTCATAAGCAATCAAATAAAGACATCAATGGTACCTTCGATGGCAGAAGGGTCCTCATATTGGGTACCCGTCAATCTTCTAGCCTTTTCCATGGTGCCTGCTTCGCACAGAATTGTTTTTTTCAAATTGGCCGGCATCCCGTATAAAGTAATGTTCAACATGCGTGTAAACAAATAACAAAAAAATCTGTAGTATGTTATAACATGGCCACCCCCGTCCCAGAAATCCCTGTGCTTGCCCCTGAGGTCCCCGAGCCCGTCCCCGTCCCAGAAATCCCTGTGCTTGCCCCTGAGGTCCCCGAGCCCGTCCCCGTCCCAGAAATCCCTGTGCTTGCCCCTGAGGTCCCCGAGCCCGCCCCCGTCCCAGAAATCCCTGTGCTTGCCCCTGAGGTCCCCGAGCCCGTCCCCGTCCCAGAGCCCGAGCCCGTCCCCGTCCCAGGGCCCGAGCCCATCCCAGAGCCCGTCCCAGAGCCCGTCCCAGAGCCCGTCCCAGAGACTACTCAGGAAGAAATTATCTATGTCCCAATTGCCACTACATTCCCTAGTTCCAGTTATTCTATACCTTCTTGGTAATTACGCATTGGGCAAAGTGTGGATGCTGGGAAGTTTTAAACCGTGCCGAGACACAGGCAGTGTTTCATGACTTTGCCAGTCGTTAACCATGTAAACATTTCAGTAGAAAACTATTTCAAAAAAAAAAAAAAAAAATAAAAGTGATATCCTTATATCCCTTTTACCGCTATAGTGTTGGGATATCCCATTTGTAAACAACTTAATATTTTATCTAATAGAATATCAGAATGGTAAAGTTCATCAGCGGAATCCTTTATTCCTGCGATTGCGGTTATGAAACACTTTCTTCTCATGGTGCTTGCAAACATTCCAAAACCAAGAAATGTATGCATAATGTCATGAACAAGAAGGAGATGCGGTTTGTGTCCGAGGAAGAACACTTGGCAACGGTCAATACAACAAACAACATCATAAACGGAAATACAGGTGTTGTCAAGAATGTGGTTAATGATCATAGCATCACTAACAACACTAACAACATCAACATCACCCTTGCAATCCCAGATAAATCTGCGGTAGAGGCGGTGTATGCCATATTTAACAAACCAGAGTTCATAAGCGAAATACGCGGTGCGGATCCGCAACAAATACCTGCTATTTTGTTCAGGTATACGCGTGGGATATGTGCCGACCAGAAGTTTGTCAAATACGACTCTGGTAAAGACTCTGTCATTCACAAAGACCCGGTCACTGGTCATGAGATAACAAAGGATTTGAAGAAATACCGAAATGAGTATCTAAAAGAAAGCGCTAATTTATTCGATGACGATTATCATATACCATACGCTCCTCAGAATATACAAAGAGCGTTAAAGGATATGACGGCGCCTTCTTTCGACACCGGTAAGAAGAAAGAGAAACCTATATCTGGCGCTCAAGTTATAAGGATGTGTGCTGCTGGCGACCATAGAATGTACAAATTTCCCGTAGAGACGAAAGATTTTTACAATGATGTTGCAAAGAATGTAGATGTAGAGATAAAGTCCACATGATTATGCGTTCTTTTTATTTTTGCAGTTGAAATCCTGACCCCGTCCAAAATTCTTGTTTATGCAGTAGGTGGCAACATATGTGCTGTAATTGGTGTCGCCATAGTTTCTGTTGGCGGATCGTGGATCCGTGATGAACTTGCCTGACGCATCAAGAACGGTCAAGTCTGCCAGGCCCCGCTTGTGAGCAAAGAGACCCCCTTTCTTCACGAGTGCCTTGTTAGAGTTTGTGGGAATATCTATCTGGGTCTTGTTTATGCCCATGTTTCTGGCAAGCGTGTTGGTATTTTTTCCATTCGTGTCTATCACCATGTCTCCCATCTGTCTATAAAAATGATAGTCGGTCCCTTTGTCAACAACAGCCATGATTTTGTAATACCCTTCTTTGCATTTTACACAGGGTGAAGATATGTATCCACCATCCTTTTTCGTGGCAAGATCTGAAATTATACGAGCCTTGAGTGTCTTAACATCAGTAAGGTCATCATCGGGTTTTAATGTTTTTGATATCTGTCCTGGTTGCAGTTTGTTTTGTCCTCCCCCGCGAAACCAATCAAGAGCAAAGGCATAACAATTATTGTTCTTCTTGCCAAATTTATCACTTCCGTACACAAAATCCGTGAAGTTTTCTTCAGACCCTGATAGTGGAAGTATTTTTTTATTCATTTACTTACGCAAACTTTTTAATTATGTGCGCTACAGCATTTGTCGATATACATCTATATCGACAAAAGTGAGATTAATAAAAAAGCGACTGCTTAAACAACAGTATGCCTCCAAAACAGGTGGTTTATAAACCTGTGAGTACTCCCGAAGACATCAGGGAGAAGGCAAGAAACATGATAGACCTCTTGGTTCAAGATATGAAAATTTCCAACTTTCTTGAGAAGGCAACTTGGAACCACGCGGTAGACTTTTGCACAAATAAAGATCAGGCACTCAACTGGGACAACTTGGCATTTAGGAACGCCTACACTCAAAAGATTCTTGGCGTGCGGTACAATCTGAAACTAAGACCCGATTTGATGGACAAGATGAAAACTGGAGACTGCTCCATCAGGTGGTTTGTCAATGCCAAACCGTGGGAAATTTGTTCTGATAAATGGACGGATGCTTTCGAGGCAGCAGCACGAAGGGCGCTTAGGTTTTCCGACGCATCGAGCGTGGACCCTGAGAACATGCCAGATGGGATGTTGACGTGTGGTAAATGCAAGAGCCGCAAGACAAGTTATTATGAGATGCAGTGTCGGTCATGTGACGAACCTATGACCGTATTTGCCAAATGTCACGTCTGTGGGAATCGCTGGAAAAGTTGACATCATTTGACCCAGGTATTGTATATTGTCAATATTGTATATGTAAAACAAGAAAAATAAGAAAAAGTCAAAATATGGAAATAGTTTGTGTACCCGCAGTATATTATACCTTTGAAAAAGGAGAATTATACAGTTTCAAAAA